GTAAGGCACATCCAAGAGGAACTACGACATGTGGTTTAACCGATGCTACTACCGTTACGATGCAACGTTCGTATAGTGGTCAGACTATTGTATCTTGTTGGACTTTGATTGACACAAGTGCATGGACATTTACTACAACAATTGAATCAGATATTTCCGTTAATGAAGCACCTACAATTAGTGAGGATATTAATGTGACTTTAATTTCCGATATTTTATATTCAAATGAGACGATACCGAGTCCTGGTGTTGTAATAATTCAATAATATGTCGGTTACATTACACAACAAAGGAAGTGGTTCGGCAAGTGCAAGTAGTACTCTAGCTTTTAATCATACAGTCTCTTCAGAGAATAACCGAATTCTTATTGTTAGTGTCATTTCAGATAGAACGGCGCGTTTAATCACCTCGATGACATTTAATGGGGTGGCGATGACTTATTTACTTGATAGTCAGGATAGAACTGGATTATATACATATTATCTTGTTGCACCAGATACAGGAACGCATGAGATATCAATAACATTTAACGGGTCTGTAGCAAATTCTGGTGCAGTATCTTTTGATTTCTCAAACGTAGACCAAGTGTTTCCATTTAATGCATATGAACCATATCTCGGAACGGGAAGTTATGGAAATGATATTATCACAACAAATGATGGTTGTTATATAATGGAATTTAGCGCAATTGAAGTATCTCTTGTTGCCCTGTCTAATTACTCAGTCAATGCAGGACAGACTCTTGAACATAAAGTTCAGATAAACTCCGCAGACTTTCTATTTGCCTCACAGGAAGGAGTACAAAATGCCGGAACATATAATCTAGGGTGGACAGAAAATTATGCTTTCGAAGATGCTGAATATTTCCAAAATATAATTGCAATTAATGTTGCGGGTAATTCGTATGTAAACATTACTGACGATATTACTATCACAGAATCAACTGGATTCTTTATTGATACAAAAAATATCAATGTATCGGAACAAATTTCAGTTGTTGAAAATAGAACTATTAAAAGGGATGGGGTAATCAGTGTTATTGATACTAGAACTATTAGTGAATCAGTTGTAATGGCAATTGATAGGCTAATTAGTGTCAATGAAAATCTCGGAATAGTTGATTCTATTGTAGAAATTAATAGGGGCGACAAAAATATAAATGTTGGTGAGGATGTATCTATCGTAGAAGATGTACATATTTCAAATGAATTTAATATAAATACTTTTGAAAGTGTTTCTATCGAGGATGCTATTGGTGATACTGGACCAGGAGCAGACCCCGTTTTTATTTGGGAAAGCCTTGAAGTAGAACTTGAATCAGTATTACATCCAGAGATTTCCATTTCAGATAATATTTCTATTACAGAGAGCATTGATGCCTTTATAGATATATTTAATGTATCAGTTTTTGATACTGTGTCCGCCATAGAAGACATATCTATAACTAATGAACTGGGTAGTATTAATGTTATAGATACTATTTCAATTACCGAATTAATATCTTCATCTAGTGAAATTGGCGGTATAAATACTTTTGATACGATAGGTATTTCTGAGAATATTGAAGTAAGCAATTTACTTGGGGGTATAGAAATTTCAGATGATGTTACTATTGCTGAAAATGTATCAATTACGAACACTGAATTAGGTGGAATTAGTGTTATTGATATTGTATCAAACACAGAAAGTATTGATATAACAAATACCGAATTAGGCGCAATAAATGTATATAGTTCTATTACTATTTCTGAAGATATAAGTACAGAATTAGAAACAGAGGGTATTACATTAATAAATATGAATGACCATTTAGTGTGGGGTATACGAATTACGAGTTAAAAAAATACTATTATGGATAATGTTAAAAATTTTGTTGAGGTTGAGTTTGATACAGGGTTTGATGACACAGATACTTCTGTTTCTCTTGTTTCTGGTGATGGTGCGAAACTTCTTGGCACAAGTGAGCAGTATAACTTGGTTGTATATAATTCAACTGACTACAATGCTCCACACCAAGACCCTGATGTTGAAATAATAAGAGTAACCGCACGAACCGATGATGCTCTTACTATACAAAGACCTGCTTCTGGTAATGATTATAACGGTGAGGGAAGTAGTAACACAGCAAAGAATCATAATACAGGTGGAAAGACATATAAGGCAATCATGTCGATTACAAAAAATACATACGATGATTTAAAGTCGGCAATAGAAAACATGCATACAGGTCGTGCTGTAGTTGTTGCTTCAAATACTGCTCCAACAGCAATAAAAGCATCTGCTGATTATGTCTGTGATGGTACTGATGATGATGTACAAATTCAATCTGCTATAGATGATTTTGCAAGTTCAACCGCAGGGAAAGGTACGGTATTCCTAACTGAAGGCACATTTAATATATCTACTACAATAAATATTGATATAGATGTATCAATTATCGGTTCTGGTTGGGGGACTATATTACATGCTGAAGATGCATTAGATGATTATGTGATTGATTTCACACCTCCTTCGTCAACAGTTGGAATATGGGCATATTTAGCGCACTTTAAGATTGAGTGTAATGGGGCAAATCAAACTACCGCAGGTGGTGGTATTTATGCACAGGGGGCAATACAGTCTGTCTTTGACCATTTATGGATTAATGAACCATTTAATGATGGGATTTATTTCCATCATATTTCTAGTGGCTTTCTTGGACATCATAACAGGATGATTAGCTGTCTCTTTGATGAAGGTGATAATTCAAGTGGTTCAGGTCGTGCTATTAGATTTGAAGCAAGTGATGAAAATATGATTATTGCGTGTGATTTCGAATCTAACGGTGGTTCTGGTTCTAACGCATATCATATATATGACCAATCTGGTGGAAATACGATTGATTCGTGTGTATTTGTCGGTGGTAAGGATGCTATATATATTGATTTAGATAGAGATACGATTAATAACTGTACTTTTGATGGAGTTAATGGTGAGGCAGTTATTCTAAATGGAACAAAACATAGAATTACTTCAAACTTGGTATTCCTTACTGGTGAAGGGACAACAGCAAACACTACCTCTTCTATATATCTACTTTCTACGTCTGGTGAAAATGTCATTGTGGGGAATGTTTTTGAATCGCATTCAACAGCAGGTCTTACTCGTTCTCTACTTAGAGATGGTGGGACTGGCGAGAATATGATTGTAGGGAATCAGTTTGTCATTAATGGTAGCGTTGGAACCTCTATTGTTGAAGATAATGCTTTTAACAATAATACCTGGTTGGCAAATAAAGGAGTAGCAGATGAATTTCAAGAAGGAGTAACCGTTAATGACCAGTTAATCGCACCAAGCGGAAGTGCATCAGCCCCAACATTCTCACATGAGGGAGATTTAGATACTGGTATTTACTTTCCAAGTAATGACCAAGTAGCAGTAGCGGTGGCTGGAACAGGTAAATATTTTTTCGACAACAATGGTCGTTTTGGTGTAAATACAGGCGGGACACAAGACGCTGAACTACATATTGTTGGTGGAATGATGGTTGAAGATAATACCACTCCAACAAAAGGGTTTAGAACACGCTTCGGAGGCGCAACCGACTTTGAGTTTGCGGGTGCTCACGCATATTTCTCAGTATGGGCTAATGGTGATTTTTCTGGCTCACAGAAATATAAAATGATTATGGAGAATAATAATGATATTGTCCAAGCAATTGGTACATGGCAGTTTAGAGATGGGGCAAATGGCGATACTCATAACCTTATAGACTCAAGACCTGCTCAAACGGGTGATTTGGTTGTGTTTAATGAACAAGGAGAAAGTAGGAACTTTAGAGTTGAGTCAGTTGATAATACTCATATGCTTTATGTAGATGGGGCAAATAATAGAGTTGGGATAAATCAATCAAGCCCAGACTATACCTTTGATGTTGGTGGGGCTATAGCACTCAGAGAACTTTCAGCAGACCCATCAGACCCAGATGAGGGGTGTGCGGTTATGTGGATGTCTGACGGAACTGGAGCAGGGGATGATGGAGATGTGATGATTAAAGTAACCGCAGGTGGTTCTACAAAAACGATAACATTAGTTGATTTTTCAGCATTTTAATTACTGAAAAAGTATTGATGAAGTGTATTAAATAAACAGATATGTACGGTTCACAAATAATAGGCTCACAACTAGCGGCAGAAGATACAATTCCTCAAGACCTATCCATTAGTGTAAATGAGTCTATTACTGTATCTGAATTTCTTGGATATCCGCCAGAATTAATCTTTATTCTTGAAACAGTCACTATTCAATTAAGTGACCTTGCTATTACTATTTCTGAGGATATTACCGTTACAGAAAATATTCTTACTGCTAGTGAGAATCAAATTGAGGTATCTGATTTGGTTGAAATTACCGATAGTCCCGTAGTGTCTAATACGTCACTTACGACATCAATTGTAGATACGGTAAATATTGTTGAGTCAGTAGTAATTACTTCTGAATATAGTATAGGGATTATAGAAGACGTATCAATTACTGAAAGTGTTGAAATAATCAATGAAAATCTTGGTGGGATATCTGTATACGATGAGGTTACTTCTGTCGATATAATTGAGCTTGAAGGAAGTATTCATATTTCCACTTTCGAATCAATTACGGTTAGTGAATCTATAGTTGTTCAAAATACTGAGTTAGGCGGTATCAGTATTAATGATGCCTTCTTAATATCAGAATCAGTAATAACTATTCCAGAACTAGGCAATATATCTGTCTATGACCCAGTAAGTATAGATGAATCAGTACAAGTTAGTTTGGATAACTATATTTTTGTTCATGACACGGTTTCACTTAATGAAGTTCCGATAGTTGAAAATACAAATCTTGGTGGAGTGAGTGTTTTTGACACAATATCTATTAATGAGAGCGTTTTTGTTTCGTTTGAAAAGAATATTTCAGTCTCAGAAAGTATATCTATTACAGAATCTTCTGTTATTACAAATGAAGACCTTGGCGGTCTTTATGTGTTCGATACTATCTCGGTTACAGATTCAGCAAATCTTACTGGTGGTGCTGAAATATTTGTTATTGATGAAATATCGTTAATTGAAGTAGCCTCAATAGAGAATACAGAGCTTGGTGATATAGGGATATATGATGACGTGGGATTGAGTGAGGGTGTAGTTATAGAGCCTTTGCAACTCAATATATCACTTTCGGAGCAAATCGCAGTGGAAGAGATTGTAGAGGCTTCAGGGGCATCATTTATTAATGTATTTGATGTCATTTCTACCTCAGAAGGTGTTGAAAGTATTACTTCCCTTCCTAATATATCGGTTTATGACGAGGTAAATATTGAAGAGATAAGTAGCCAAAACACAACTATCTCAATCTTTGTTTCTGATTCAGTAATAATTACAGAACAAGTTCTTAATGATATTGGTGAAATAGTTATAACAATTTCTGATGATGTATCAATTACTGAAAATATTGAAAGTGCTACTGACATATCTAATATATTCATTCCAGATTCTATTGGTATAGATGAGGACATAAGTTTCCACATATACGCAGATATATCATTGTCTGTATTTGACAGTATTCAAGTTACTGAGAGTGTTGAAACTGTTTCTTCCCTTGGAGACATTTCAGTTACGGATGCAATTGTACCGTCTGAGAATGTAGTTATTACTACTTCTGGCAAGACATTGGAAATTAATGTGTATTCAGATTCAGTTATCTCTGAATTAATTCAATCAGTAGCAAGTATATCTACGATAGATATTTCTGAGAACATAACACTTAGTGAGTATGTTGAAATATTTTCACTTGAAACATTAAATCTAATTGTAATAAGTGATATTTCTATAAATGATGATATTAATATATCGTCACCACTTGGAAATATATTTGTAAGTGATGGAGTAACCGTTACTGATGATGCTTACGTTCTGGGTCCCTTTGTAAATCCATATCATCGAAAACCAGATATTTATACACTTAAGGATATATACCATAAAAAACCAGACGTATATTCACCTAAGGCACGTATATATCGTAAGAAGGGCGGGCACTATTCATTGTAAATTATTAGTAGTATTATAAACACATGTCATACACAGATGAATCAAAAGTAGAAGATTATTTAGCCATAGATATTGATTCCTCTTTCTCTAGTCGTATTAGTGCTTGGGCGGAGGCGGTAGATACTTTCATTAACAATTATACTAATAAAAATTTTGCTGAATTAGCGTCAGAGGTAAGATATTTTAATGGTGTTCCTGGTACAGAACTTGACATAGATAACTTTTCGTCTCTAAGCAGTGTTGTTATCCTCAATCCAGAAAATGATAATACAATGTATTCACTTTCCGAAGGGAAGAGTAGTGATTATTTGGTATATCCTTATAATTCATTTCCTAAATATCGACTCATACTCGTAAGTGGAGCACAGATTGGTTCTTGGGGGTTTGGTACTCGTAGAGTAAAAATTACAGGTGATTGGAATATGTCTTCTCCTCCAAAAGATATTGAATTAGCCGCAACTATGCTTCTTGCTGGGATTATTGAAAAAGGATTAAAAGGTGGGAGCGTTCAATCTGAAAGTCTTGGTGATTATTCAGTAACCTTTAAGGATATAGATATGATTTCTGAGTCTATGGGAGTATTTGAAATATTGGATAGGTATAAGATTCGAGAGCTATGAAATTAACTCATTTAATGACAAATAGGGTTATGATTGCCAGAAAAGTTGCGACTTCTGGTGATAAGATGGCATTCACTACTGTTACCTCTGAAATGATGCATATACAACCAACTTCTGATTCAAGTTCTGAGATTAGGGAGGGGGTGTTTGGAAAACAGTTTAGGATTTATTGTGATGGAAGTACAAACTTACGTCAAGGTGATAGACTTCGAGACGAAGAAGGAAACTATTATACTGTAGTTTCAGATGGGGTAAGTAGGAGAACATATGGAAGTATTGATTACTTGACTGTTTTTGTTCAGAAAACACAAGATTAATATGGCAATATATAGTATACAGATTAAGAATTTAGAGAAACTACAAAATGCCATCAGTAGTGCTCCTGAGACTGTATTTAATGAGCTTTCAAAGGCAATCAAAACATCTGTAAATATCGCACGACCCATTTTAAGAGATGAAGCGCCAGTAAAGAGTGGTAAATTAAGCCGAAATATTTATTCAAGAAGTGCTGGATTGAGAGGTGAGTTGGGACCCAACTTGAATATCACCCCATACGCATGGTGGGTACATCAAGGAACAAGTCCATATGAAATCACTCCTACGAATAAAAAAGCGTTATACTGGCAAGGTGCTCCATATCCAGTCAGAAGAGTTCGACATCCTGGTATTAAGGCAAACCCTTTTGTTGAAAAAGCTTTTGATAGAATAAAAGAGCCAGTACAAATGATATTTAGAAATACTATCACTAAAATTATTAATAGCATTAAGACGGGTTAATATGTTTGGTACATTAATTGACAAAATTTACGATATTTTACATGCAAATACACTTATACAAGAAGTATATAAGTATGAAGCGGAACAGTTTAAAGGAGAACCCGTTGCTGTTATTAGTCCATCTGGTAATGAATCAGATTATACTACTGTACGACATAATGAACGGATGTATGGTTTTAATATTAAATTATTTGTTGATAGAAATTCACGTTCTGGAAATTCTTCTGGCGAAGCAGATAGAGTGTTACGAGAGTTAGTTGATTCAGTGCTTGATGATTTCGATAAAGATTATATTTTTTCTGGCTTGTCTACACCGTTGGGGTATACTATGATTAATGTATTCGCACTACCATCTCAATGGGGGTACGCAGGAGCAGAAAGTGAGTATCGTGTTGCAGAAGTAATCATTAGGTGTCGGGTTCATGTAGATGTAACAAAAATAAGTTAAAATGTGGTGAATATGTATTGATAGGGTGTCTTATTAAATTTAATAACTATCAATATTATGACCCTTTGGATAGGAAGAAGAATAGGCGTAGGTATCGCAAACGAGGCATCTCGTGGAGTTGGTGTTGCGCCTTCATATTGGGTAAATGCTACCTCATTCTCATTTACTGATGTTCCAGAAAGAGCATTAAGTGAAGCGGGATTTGGTGGAATTTGGGGAGGCGACCAAGCTCCAAATACTCTCATTCACGGAGAAGGTGAAATTGAGTTTGAGCTTGATGACCAGTCTCTAGGAGCAATCCTAAAATCTGTATTCGGCACAGTAAACTCTGCAATAATAGATACGAGTGGATATAAACATACGTATACATTGCAGAATGATAATCAGCACGATTCAATAACTATTACAACAACTGACCCTATTGGTAATCTCCAGTTTGAGTTAGGAATGATTGATACGTTCGAAGTAACCTTTGAACCAAACTCAATTGTCATTGCTCGTGCGACATTTATGTCTAAGGGTAGTCAGGAAACTGGTGCTCATACAGCTACATATGGAAGTACAAAGAAGTGGATTGGTAGACATCTGACATTTAAGCTTGCAAGTGATACATCTGGGCTTGATACCGCTTCTGGTATTGACCTTAAGAGTCTTACTCTCAGATTTGAGAAGAATGCCGAAGTACAATCAGTTCTCTCAACTGTTCAGCCGATTGATATTGTGAATAAGAGGTTTAATGTAACTGGTGAATTGACACTCAATTACGAAGACCGAACATGGCTTAATTATGTTAAGAATGGTGATTATAAGGCTCTTAGAGTTGACCTTATTCACGATGACCTAGCTGGTTCTGCTACAGCGTATTATCAATTTAGAGTTGATTTAAGTAAGGTAGCATTCGACCAATTTGACCCAGACTTTGCATTTGATGACGTAGTTACTCAGTCGCTTAATTTTACAGCTTTATACGATGCGGGTGGAAATGATAATGTAGTTAATGATTGTTATCTCATTAATCAAATTGCGTCTTATTAATTTAATTAGTTAAAAAGTATGGAAAGAGAAACAGTTGAAATTACAACACCAGTAAAAAATATAAAAGTAGTGTTAAAGGCTTGGCTTACAGGTCGAGAGAGAAGGGATATTCGTTCCATTCTTCTTGATAGTGTTAAGTTTTCCACTATCTCACCAGATGATACAGATGAATCGTTAGGGCAGAAAGCAACATATGATTTTGATGGTCATCTTATGGATAAAATGAACGATAAGGCAATCGAGACGGTTGTCGTATCGGTAGATGGAGAGACTAAAAACGTTCTTGAAAAAATCCTAGACATGAGAGAGAGGGATTATGAGTTTGTGGTACAAGAAATCAATCGAGTTACAAGTGACTTGAGTGAGGATGAAAAAAAAAGTTAGAGCATGAGTACCAAAAGCTTATAAGTAGTGGAAAAAGCCTTATTTCAGAAAGGTTAGCTATTGTGTTGTTTTGTCGAAGGATGCGGTGGGGATATGAAACATATTTACGACAACCAGAGTGGTTTCTTTGGACAATGGAAATGGTTGAAAGACATGATAATGAATACGAAAGAATTAAAGCACGACAAATTAAATCTAGGAGATAATGGATAATACTAAACTACAAATTGTTCTTGAAGCTCAAGATAAGGTCACTGCTGAATTAAAAAAAGTTCAGAAAGAGCTTGGTAAGCTTGGTGATGAATTTAAATCTCTAGGTGGACAAACTACAAAGGGAGCATCAGATGTTGTTCGTGGTCTAAAAAAGATAGATGACCAAAGTGAAACGACTGAACACAATGTAGGAAAATTAGTTGGTACACTTCAGGGACTTGGAGCGATGAGGCTTTTTAGGGCTTTGGGTGCGCTGTATGTTGTGCGTGAGATGGGGCAATTTCTCATAAGCTCAGTACAAGCGGCAAGTGAGGCGGAGCAAGCACAGGCGCAGTTAGCGGCTGTTCTTAATTCTACTGGCAGGTCTGCTGAAATTACTACACAGGAGATGATTGCATTATCTCAGTCTTTACAAAAACAGACTACATTTGGAGATGATGCAATTCTCTCAGCTCAAAACCTACTTCTTACTTTTACAAAAATAGGTAAGAATGTTTTACCAGAAGCGACAATGACTGTTTTGGATATGTCTGTTGCAATGGGTCAGGATTTAAAACAGTCTGCAATACAGCTTGGTAAGGCATTACAAGACCCTATTATTGGTGCGGGGGCACTTAGGCGTGTTGGTGTGAACCTTAATGAGTCGCAGATGGAGTTAATTAAAACTCTTGTTGAATCAGGAGATGTATTAGCGGCTCAAAAAATTATTCTCACAGAGCTGGCTACAGAGTTTAGTGGTAGTGCTACTAATGCGGCTAAAACATATACAGGGCAGTTACAACAAATGCAAGAGAATTTTGGAGATTTGAAAGAGAGAATTGGTCAAGCTCTACTTCCAACTATTCATAAGCTTTCTGGTGGAATAAATGAAAATATTGATGTAATGCATGAGCAACAAAATGCTATTTCATTTGTTGGAAAAGTTATCTATTCTCTTACGCATCAGATTCTTGGTGCAGTAAAAGTCTTAGCTCTGTTTGGTGATTTATTAATGGGGGTTGGTGAAGTTGCTGTTCAAGGATTTAAGACGGTTGCACAGGTCTTTTTGGGATTTGGAAAAGATATTTCAAAAGTTGGACAAGCGGTAATGGCAATAGTAAAGGGAGATTTTAAAGAAGCCGCTTCAATTATTGATGGTGGTTCTTCTCTTTTTGCGGCAATTGAAAATAATACCAAATCATCGGGTGCATTATTTGATAAGTATAAAGATAGGATTGGAAATACAATCAGTGAAATCGGAAAAAGTTTCAAAGAGGCGGCTGCACAATCGGGTTTTGTAATGCCTACTATTGGTACTTCTGGTGCTGGGGGTACTAGAGCGGACGGTGGTGCTGGTAGTGCTATTGAAG